TGTTGGTTCCCTAAAAAAGATTGGTGAACAAAATGAAGTACAAGACGATTTTGAATTAATCTGTTTTGACTTAGTATCATCACCATCCACACCGGGAGCGTACTTATTCTTAAATAAAGAAGATAAAAATCTATACGACGAAAACTTAGAAGAAGAGAAAAAAATGAGCGTTGAAAGACACGTTGGTGATTCCGGAAACAAATCGCTTGACTTAATGAAAAAATTAAACGATTATTTGGGATACTAAATAAATAACAAAAAATGGAAGAAAAGTATTTTATCGCAAAAGTTACCTTAGACTCACTTGATGAGGCGTCAGGAAAGATTAAAAAATTAAGAGAAGAAAAATTAGTTAGTGGTTACAACCCTACTGATGTTGAGGCGAAAGTTACCAAAGTTTTTGAACATTATACAATGGAGTGGAGAATTACCGCAATTGTAGAAAGTAAAATTGATGAAGTAATTGAGTAATTAAAATTTTAATTATTAAAAAAAAGAGGGCTATATGTCCTCTTTTTTTATGCTTTTTATTTTATGGTGATATTTATGGATGTATAAAAAACCTGATGTGATTTAAGTTTAATTTAAACTTTTTTCGTATTAGGAGATATTTATATATTAAAAACAATATAAAACCAATGGCAAAAGAAAAATCTTTAGTTGAAGAGGCTATCATCCAAATGAAAAATTTGGAAGAAGCGGTAGCTGAAAATGCAAAAGGAATACTTGCTTCTACAATGAAACAAGAAATCAAAGACCTAGTAAAAGAATCTTTATCAGAACAAGATGATGATGAGATTGAAACCGATGACGTTGAAATGGAAGACCCTATGGGTTCTGATGATATTGCCGATATTGATATGGGTGATGATTCAGACGAAGAAGGTGATGAAATGGATACTGATGATATGGACGACGACGAAGAAGATATGGACTTCGATGACGAAGAAGATATGGACGACGAAGAAGACACTATCGACTTAACTGACGCTGACGACGATGAAGTACTAAGAGTATTTCAACTTATGGGACCGGATGATAACATTGTTGTTACTAAAGACGACAAAGGAAACACTCACCTAAAAGATGAAGAAACAGGTAAAGAATATATGATTGTTGGTGAAAGCGAGGAAGAAGAATTTGAAATGTATGGAGATATGGACGAAGAACTTGAAGAAGACGATAATATGATGGATGAAGAATCTATTGAAGATATCGTAGAAAGAATGTTTGGTTCTGACGAAGAAGGTGACGAATATGAGGAAGAAAACGAAGAAATCGTTTATGAAATCCAAATGGACGACGAAGAATTAGAAGAAGAAGAAGAAGAATTTGTTGATGATGAATTCGCTATTTCTGAATCTAAAAAAATGTCTATCAAACCTAAAGGAGTTGGAATGGGAAATCCTTCTAAATTTAAATATGACAAGTCTCCTAACTTAGGAACAGGTTTCAAAACTAAAATGAAACAAGGTCCAAGAACTATGGGAACAGGTAAAGCTAAATTTGAATACAAAGAAGGTGAAAACTCAGGAAGTAAATTGGGTAAAAACTCAATGGTTAAAAAAACTGAAACAAAAGAGATACCAACTAAAAAACCAATAGTTAAAAAAGTTGAAACAAAAGAGGCGGTTCGTACTTTAGGTGCGGGGTCTAATTTTAGAAAAGGTGGTTTACCAAAACCAAGAGCTCACTCAAGTGCAAATACTGCAATCAAAGAAAGTACTTCAAACCAAGAATTACAAATTCTTAGAGAGAAAAACGAAGAGTACAGAAAAGCACTTAATGTTTTCAGAAACAAATTAAACGAGGTTGCAATCTTCAATTCAAACTTGGCTTACGCCACACGTTTGTTCACTGAACATTCAACATCAAAACAAGAAAAAATTAACATTTTAAGAAGATTTGATGGTGTTGAAACTATTAAAGAATCTAAAAATTTATATCAAATCGTTAAAAACGAATTATCAGGTAACTCTAAAGTTCAAAACATGAACGAATCAATCGAAAGAACAATTGCTAAATCACCTTCTACAGGAGCAGTTAACTTAATTGAATCTAAAACATATGAGAACCCACAGTTCTTGAGAATGAAAGACTTAATGTCAAAAATAAAATAAATAAATAAAAATTAATAAAAACCAAAAAAAAATGGGAGCATTATTAGAATCAGGATTAGTTGGTAACATCGGGTTAAAACACCTTAAAGTTATCAAAGAAGACACAATCAACAAATGGGATAAATTAGGATTCCTAGAAGGTCTTAAAGGACATATGAGAGAAAACGTAGCTCAGTTATATGAGAACCAAGCGTCTTTCTTGATAAACGAAGCTACAGGTGAAGGTTCTAACGGAGCTTTTGAAACTGTTGTTTTCCCTATCGTAAGAAGAGTATTCTCTAAATTATTAGCGAATGAAATCGTATCTGTACAAGCAATGAATTTACCAATCGGTAAATTATTCTTCTTTGTACCAAAAATCCAAGGATATAGTGGTAGTTCTATTAACCAATCAGGTGAGCACTACGCACCAGTAGGTTCTCCGGGTAACTATCCAGGAAACCAAACTAATGGTTATGGTACATCAACAGGAGCTTATCAAAAAAATCTTTATGATTTATTCTATGAAGGAACTGAACCAGGTTTAGACCCTGAAGGATTATTTGATTACTCAAAAGGTAGATGGTCAGCAATTACTGCTTCTTGTACTACAGTAACTTGGCAGAATGGTACATTAGCACTTGGTGCATATAGTGGTGAAACAAGAAAAATTATTGTTGCTATGTCAGGTTTCTCTAACACAGGTGATGGTAAATTAATAGGACCTAACGGTCAAGAAATGGATAGTGAAGAATTTTTATCAGGTCTTAAATTATTTACTACTGATGCGACTGTTGCGGCTCAATTAGGTACATCAACATTTACTAACTTATTATTTAGAGTTGTAACTCAAAAATATGGTCAAGGTATTGTTGGATATGGTTCAACATCAACGGCACAATGGCCAACAGAAGGTAATAATGGTTCATTCAAAAACATCTGTTCTGCTGCAGGAACTATCTATTTAGAAATTGATACTCAAGTACCAGTATGTGTATCTTGTGGTCAATCTACACCTGACGGATATTCAGGAGCTACTTTATCAGCGGCTACTTGGAGTGGTTCTTCAGCAATTCAAACTAATATTCAAGCGGCTTTCAGACGTTACGAAGAATTAGAATTTGAAGATAAAATCGGTGAGGTTTCTTTCGACTTAGATTCTGTTACAGTTTCTGTTACTGAAAGAAAATTAAGAGCACAATGGTCTCCTGAGTTAGCTCAAGACGTTGCGGCTTTCCATAACATCGATGCTGAAGCTGAATTAACAGCTTTATTATCAGAACAAGTTGCGGCTGAAATCGACCGTGAAATCTTAAGAGATTTACGTAAAGGTGCAGCTTGGACTTTAAGATGGGATTACAATGGATGGAGAAGAATTTCTGCAACTACAAACTACACTCAAAAAGATTGGAACCAAACGTTAATCACTGCGATTAACCAATTATCCGCTCAAATCCACAAATCTACTTTAAGAGGTGGTGCTAACTGGATTGTGGTTTCTTCTGAAATCTCTGCTATCTTTGACGATTTAGAATACTTCCACGTATCTAACGCGTCTCCTGAGCAAGACCAATACAATATGGGTATTGAAAGAGTTGGTACATTAGCAGGTCGTTACCAAGTTTACCGTGACCCTTACTTCCCAGCTAACACAGTGTTAGTAGGACACAAAGGAACATCATTGTTAGACACAGGTTACATTTACGCTCCGTATGTACCATTACAATTAACACCTACAATGTACAACCCATTCAACTTTACACCGATTAAAGGTATAATGACTCGTTACGCGAAAAAGATGGTGAATAACAGGTTCTATGGCAGAATTACCGTAGATGGTGTTAGAACATTCGATTTAAGAGAATTGAGATAATTAAAATCTTAAAATATTTAACAAAAAGGGACTATATGTCCCTTTTTTTTATGTATATTTATGAACAATAGAGAAAATGAGAGTATTTATAGTATGAGAAAAATTATATTTAATAATGAACAAATAAAGGATATGATATCTTTATATGTTAATGATATTTGGGGAACTAGACAGATTGGTGAAAAGTATTCGGTTTCTGAAAAAACAATTAATAGGGTATTAAAAGAAAATGAAGTTAAGATGGATACTCCGGGTAGACGATATTTTGGAGGGAAAAAAACATCTGATAAAAAATATTACGAATCTAATAAAGAAAAAATATCAGAATACTATTCTGAATGGAGAGAGAATAAAAAAGAACATCTAAAAGAATATCAAAAAAAATGGAGAGAAGAAAATCGTGATAAATTACGTAAAACCAAACGTGATTATGAAAAAAATCGTAAAGACTCGGACCCCCTCTATAAACTAATTTCCAATTTCAGAACTGCGATATACCAAGTATTAAAGGAGAGTAATGTAGAAAAGAACGGACACTACTTTGATATTTTAGGATATACTCCGGAGGAATTGATTGTTCATTTAGAGAATCAATTTACGGAAGGGATGACGTGGAAAAATTACGGTGAGTTCCACGTAGACCATAAACTACCCATATCTTCTTTTAATATCAAAGAAATCGGTGATGAGGAATTTATGAGATGTTGGTGTTTGGATAACCTTCAACCAATGTGGGGTGAGGAGAATATCCGTAAATCAAATAAAATATTAGAGGACAATTAGTCCTCTTTTTCTTTTTTAGATGATATTCTAATTGCTTTGGATATCACTTCACATTCACCCATAGAATATAATCCTGATTCGTAAGCAAACTTAATCGCTTGTATTAGATAATAGATTGAGGTATCTTTGTTCATCGTATCTAATAACGTATCTAAGTGTGATTCATTATAGAGTGGAATGGTATTAAATAGTTTTCCAAATAGTTCTTGTTGTTCTTCCATAATTGATTTTGTTTGATATTTATAATGATATGAAGGAAAATAAAAAAATACAGATTAAAGAGGCAACAGGTGATAGTACCGGAAGTAGGGGTTCTTATATTGCTCCGTTACAGTTGGGGGTTAGAGTATTCAAAAAATCTCAGATGGGCCCGTTTACTCAACCTGTATCAAAATATGATAGTCCTGAATTGGAGTATGATAGTTACGATGGTTCAATGGATGAAACTAAGAAACAGATAAAAAAATTAGAATCTAAAGCAAGAAAGATAACCAATTATATAACAAAACACCCAAATTCAACATCAAGTGATGAAGATGGGAATAACATTAATCAGACACCGGGTAAGAAAGGGTTAAATATTGTCCCCATTGTAACAGAATGGGTTGAGATAACCAAAGATACAATTTTAGAAGATATTGTCTCAAATGAACCAAAAACAACCTCTAATTACGAGAGGGTCATCAATAAGTTTAAAAAAGACATTCCTTCATTTTACCATAAGGAATATGATTTGATTGCTCAGAAAATAAAAGATTTTGTTCAAGATAGAGGATATGTTGTAAAAATAATAAATGCTTGTAATACAGGATTTAGAGGAGTTAGAACAAATAAAGCAATTATTTTATGTTCTCCGGAGACTTTCCCCAATTTTGCCACCTTTGTTTATTTATTATTTCACGAGTTACGACATGAACAACAAATGAGTGAGTTTGATTTGAAAGATACTTATATGGGTGATGTTGAAGATTTTGAGGAGTTCTTTAAAATCTACTGGCAAATGGAATTGGATGCTGACAAATACGGTAAAGATTGGGTTAAAAAAATTGGAGATGTATTAAAATTACCGCATATTGTTTATAATTTAGACCCTATGATTGAGAATTATCCATCAATGTCAAATATGGTTAAACAATTCACCTTACATTTACATAGAGAAATACAAACATTAAAAAGTCGAGGAATGTCTTATGGGGATATTAGTGACTTAGATATAGTTAAGAAACATTTACAAACTCTTGAAGATATGTTTTAAATAAAAAACCCCTACTCTAAAGTGGGGGTTTTTAATTTATTAACAACTTTATTTTTTAACTTATCTAAAGAATACTCCACTTGGCATTTCATTCTTCTAATTTTATCTTTTCTAATCTCTTGGACTTTATTATCAAACATAGATGTCATTTTTTTCCAATCTCTATCAGACATAGGGATATTACAGTAATAACATACGTGGTTGATTACGGTAATTTTTTTATTATCTAAAACAATAAACAATCCTAGTTTTTTATTTTCAATTATTCTTTCCTCTGAAATGGGGGTGATTTCAAATATGGTATTAGCGTGTTTAATGGTGCTTCTACATAGGAATTTGCAGGTGTTGATATCGGCTAAAGTTCCTGGGTCGTTATAGTCGTAAATGTTTTGTAGTTTAAAAAGTTGTCTTTTAACAGTTCTACGTTTTAGTTTTCGTTTAATATACTTTATCATAATCTTATTGATTTATTTGACAAAGATATAAAAAAATATTAAATAAAAAAATAAAACATAAAAAAAAGAGAAAAATTAATTTTCTCTTCTATTTTTGGCTTTGTCTAAGTAATCGTAAGCAGCGTCTCCGTACATATCGTATAACTTTTTAAAGAACTGTGATGGGCTTTTTCTTATATATCGAATAACATCATTAGGTATATAATTACCATATTTATCACCAAATATTGATTTTACTTGACGTTCTCTATCACTTGTTGGTCTATCAATATCAGAAGAATAATCTTGTTCTGATAACACTCGTTTAACAATGTTTGTTAAATCTGATTCTGAAATTTTAATAATTTTTTTCATATATTAACTATTATATCCATTAGGGCCACCAAGGGTCACTGTATTATTTTGTGAGATTGCTCTATTAAATCCGTTAGTGTAGACCGCGTGAGGTGCCGTTGTTGCGGTAAAAGTTGACCCCCCATCACAAGTATTGCAAATTACTGATGTAATTCCTGCTGAGTTAACAGGAGTTATACATAGGGTACAAGAAGAATATGGCCCGTAAGCAATAAATTTAGTAGTGTCCAAACTAGTAGTTGCCCCTGATGCGGTTAATGTAATACACGTACCATCACCAAATTGGTATATTTTATTAAGTGTGTTTGCGGTAAGAATAGTGTCGTCCGCAATAAATGTTATAACTGAACTATCACCACAACTTGTCCCTGTAAATAATCTATTTGCCATAATTTTTTATTTATAAATATCTGATTATTCCAAATATTTTAGATTTACTATTTGAAATTTGATTTGTTTTTTATAGGTGTTTATCTCCCCACTGCTAATTACCTTCATATCAATATAATATTCGTTAGGGATTTTATCTCTTGTATCAAATATAAAATAATATTCATTTGGTGTTCTGTTTATTTTTGTCCAATCTTGAACTTGAACTTCTGTTTGTCCTTCTCTAACATATACTCTATAATAAGCATTAACATTTGGAAGTAATTTATTTGTTGTGTAAGCTTGTTTGATTACAACGCCAACTTTTCTAATATCAGTATTATATATTTTTTCATCTTGTTTAATTCCAAAATAATCAAACCCATAAATTTTTGGGTCTTGAGTTGTTGTACCAATTTGGATTGATTTTTTTAACGGGTACATTACAAATTCATTACCAACATTTGGTAAAGTAAATCCGTTTAGAGTAATTCCACTCCAAGTATCATAGAAAGTACAAGGTGTTTTATAACCAATAAGTGGTGGTAGAGTTACTTCATACACACCTCTAGTTTTTCTACAACTCGGTAAATTGGTTAGACCTAATATTCTTGTTCCGTTTGCGTCTGAAATAGTTACAACTGGATTAGAGTCCAAATTAATTGGACTACCATCTTCATATAGATATAGATACAATTTATTAATCTTACCTAATGAGAATGAATTTCTATCATCCTCAATAATATCATCATAGTTAGTTTCTAAAAATGGTTCGTAGAAAGTTTGAGTATGTCTAGTAAAAAATTGTACTTCATAGTTGTTAGTTAATCCTGTTAGGTTTTCAATTTGAGGGACGTAAGCAATTCCCCATCCTGAGAACCCATCAATATTACCATTTAATAAATTGGTTATTTCTTGAGTCATATCAAATGAAATATTCTCATTCCCAAATTGAAAATGTTGAGTGTCGACAATCGTTAACTGATTAAAATTAAATGTTCCGGTGTTTTTGTTATTATAAATTCCTGGTTCAGACCATTTTGTTATTGTGGTTGTTCCACTCCAATTGGATGGTCTTGTAGAGAAGTTTCTATCTGTGTTACTATAATCGTAGATTAAATCGGCAAAGTCATACCCAACACCTTCATCCCAAGATTGTGGGTCAGTGGTACGAACCACCGGAGGAATTCTAAATAAAATTAAATCAAATGATGTTGACCTTAATCTACCTTGAGATGTGGTGGTATTTAATTCTTCAATATTAAATGTGGACGTATTAACCATTTTTAAAGTATGGGTAATATTATTAGTACAACCTGTTTGAATTGTACCGTCAGAAATTTTTTCTCTTAAAAGAGTTAGGTCTAAATCAAATATAAATCTACTATACCCATTTGGGTATTGTGAAGTCGCTAACGAACCATAAAATATTTCAGTAACCGGATTTCTACCCGTATTAGTTAAACTATTTGATATGATTGTATTATTTTTACTAAAATAGGAATTGTTAATTGACATAAAATCTTTTAACAATAAATATTTAGTTTAATCGAATATTTTGATTTAAGATGTTTTTATTTGCGTTGTTAGATAATACAGTGATTTCTGATTTAGACGTTTTAGACCC